TCTATCTGTAAAAATCAATTTATTCCCTATAACATAAAACGTCCATCAAAAACCTGTTCTAAGGTCTGTAAAAATCTGCTTTCCAGAGAAATAACAAAGAAACAATTTGAGGATCCGGCAGCGAGAGAAGTGCAACGCAAAAAAAGCATTGAACAGAAAAAATCTGAAATATACCAATCTAAATTTATAAAATCTATAGAAGAAAGAGATGCTCGGTGGAAATTAAATGGACATCCTCGTACAGGAAAGACTCATAAAGAAGATTCCAAATTAGCCATCGGTACTGCTAATACAGGTAGATTTAAAGGAAAGACATGGGGAGAAATATTTGGTGCTGAAGTTGCTAGACAAAGACGAGAACAAAATTCAGTATCAATGAGCAAGAAGAACGAAATATTGTTAAAGGAAAGGCGAAGTAATTTAGAAACCAAATTATTGCCGTATTTAAAAGAATACGAAAACAATGTTCAGATAGGTTCATATAATGTCGATTTCCTCAATAGGAGAACTAATCACATTATTGAGGTATATGGTAATTATTGGCACTGTAATCCAAAAATCTATGAATCAAATTTCCTAAATACCAAAACGCAAATGACAGCAAAAGAACAACAAGAAAAAGATATAAGAAGAATAAAGATTTTGGAAAAGCAAGGATATAAGGTTACTGTGATCTGGGAATCTAATCTCAATGAATATATAGATTCTTTAAGAAATCCTTGACATTCAGAAACGTTGCTGCTACAATAGTCTAAACGCTAAGTAAAAGCACTACAGAGCAAGGAATCAAATGAAGTTATCTCCAGAAAATATCGTACGACTGAAACAGGTTATTGCAGATGGTGTTCAAGTTTTGCAGGAATGCGAAGACTTGAAGGCAGGTCTATCAGATACAGTAAAAGCAATTGCTGAAGAATTAGAAGTCAAGCCAGCCATTCTGAATCGTCTTATCAAGACTTGCCAAAAGGGCGATATGAACGATCGACGTGAAGATACAGAAACTCTAGAAGAACTATACAAGGCGGCGGGACTCGGCTGATGTATATTGACGCTTTCTTCCGCAGGGGAGGAGATGCAGAAGTAATCAAGATTGTTGAAAGAGTAAACGGTAAACGTGTTTACCGCGAATTTCAGCCTGATTACCATTTCTTCCTCACTGACCCCAAAGGTTCGCATAAGTCTATCTACGGCGATACCGTAAAGAAGATTATTCCGCGTACCTTCATTGAAAAACAAAAGATCCTAAAGACATTATCGGGTAATGTAAAGAAGTGGGAATCAGATGTTGATCCCATCTTCCGTTGTCTAGAACACAACTATCAGCACGCAGATGCACCACACCCGAATGTTGCATTTTTCGACATTGAAACTAGCTTCGACAAGGAATCGGGCTGGTCAGAGGCTTCGGACGCAAACAACTACATTACATCCATCTCTGTTCACTTACAGTGGATTGACGAAATTATTTGTTTGGCAGTTCCACCGGATACGCTAACCTGGGAAGAAGCACAAGAAATTGCCGATCAGGTTGGCAATGTCGTTCTGTTCAAAACAGAAGGGGAGATGCTCAAGACTTTTATTGATGTCATTGAAGACGCAGATATTATTAGCGGATGGAACAGTGAAGCATATGATATTCCCTATGTTGTCAACCGCATCAAGAAGGTATTAGGTAAGCACGAAGCTAGGAGATTATGCCTCTGGGAACAAGAACCGAAGGTTAGAGAATTTGATCGTGGCGGCAAGGCTCAAAATACATATGACTTGATTGGCCGTGTACACGTGGACTACCTGCAACTTTACAAGAAATACAACTATGAAGAACGTCACAGCTATGCGCTAAATGCCATTGCGGAGATTGAGCTTGGCGAAAATAAGATTCAGTATGAAGGCACATTGGACGAGTTGTATAACGACGACTTTAAGAAGTTCTTAGAATACAACATTCAAGACACACGTCTACTCGATAGACTTGACAAGAAGCTTGACTTCATTAGCCTTGCAAATTCTATTGCTCATTCGAGTTGCGTTCTGATTCAGACAACAATGGGTGCGGTTGCAGTTACAGACCAGAACGTGCTCATGGAAGCACACAGCCGCAACATGATATGTCCTGACAAGAAACGCGGCCACGATGAAGACGCGGTCAGGGCCGCGGGTGGCTGGGTTGCTACGCCACGCAAGGGATTTCACAGATGGATTGCATCCACTGACATGAAATCTCTATATCCGTCCGTAATTAGAACACTGAACATGAGCCCTGAAATGATTGTTGGCCAGATTCGATTGGACAGAACAAACCAAGCAATTGCAGATTGGGAAACAAAGGGTGGAAAGCATACATTTGCATCTTGGTGGAACGATAGATTTAACGTGCTCGAGATGGATGACTTCTACAACAAGGATATTGGCAGCAAGCTAATTCTTGATATGGAAGATGGGCAGACATTTGAAGTCACCGGGAAGGAACTGCACGACCTAATATTTGAAAGTGGGCAACCTTGGTGTATTAGCGCCAACGGCACAATCTTCAAGACAGATACAGATGGCGTGGTTCCGGCACTATTAACTCGCTGGTACAGCGAACGTAAGATCCTGCAGGGTATTATGACCAATTATCAGGACATTGAAGATAATGCCAAAATTGAAGGTATAAAGATGCCGGAAAATTTGTTCACAAACGCAGATATTAGCGATGCCGAGTCCAAAGCTAACCCCTACCACGATGCTGAGGCATATAAGCCTAAAAAGCTAAAGGAAATTATCACAGAAGGGCATAAAAAGCGTGTTGTGCAATACATGAACCAGCACAACCTAATGGTTAAGGATGGGAAGGTAATCCATAAGAATCAAAAGGACTTAAAGCGTATTGTAGGATTCTGGGATAAGAGGCAGTTGGTTAAGAAGATTAACCTGAACTCGGCTTATGGCGCTTTATTGAATGCTGGCAGTAGATTCTTCGACCAGCGTCTGGGCCAGTCAACAACATTGACAGGTAGAACTATTACCAAGCATATGGCGGCAAAGACAAATGAAATGATGACTGGAGAATATGATCATTATGGCCAATCTATCGTCTATGGGGATACAGATTCCTGCTATTTTTCTGCATACCCTATTCTTAAGCGGGAAATTGACGATAACGAAATTGTCTGGACAAAGGAAAGCATCGTCGAACTCTACAACGATCTTGCCAAAGCAGTGTCAGCAACTTTCCCAGACTTTCTTTTAACTAATCTAAATGTGCCGATTAAGCGTTCAACTGGTGTAATTGCAAGTTCACGTGAAACTGTTTCAGAGAGCGGTATCTGGATGGTTAAGAAGCGTTATGCTTGCTTAATGTATGACAAGGATGGAATTAGACTTGACGTCGGCGGAAAGCCGGGCAAGGTTAAGGCAATGGGGTTGGACTTAAAGCGTGCTGATACTCCGAAATTTGTACAGTCATTCTTATCAGAGATCTTATTAGATACGCTGACAGGTAAGGGCGAAAATGCAGTTATCGAAAAGATTAGATTGTTTAAGGAAAAGTTCGAAGAGATGAAGCCGTGGCAGCAAGGTACTCCTCGAGCAGTTAACAAACTAACTCACTATAGAGATAAACTTACCGAATCCGGTGTTAAAAAACTAAAAGGTATTGACATGGGCAACCTGCATGTGCCGGGTCACGTAACAGCAAGTCTTGCATGGAATAGGTTAAAAGAGATCCACCAAGATCAGCACGCAATGCGTATTATCGACGGTCAGAAGATTATTGTATGTAAGCTAAAGCAGACAACTGAAAATAAGCTTACCAGTATTGCATACCCTGTTGACGAGGGTCATCTACCGGAATGGTTCTTAAGTTTGCCTTTCGACAGCGACGATATGATGGCTGGTATTGTAGACAAGAAGGTGGAAAACTTATTAGGTGTACTGAACTGGGACCTAAGCAGAACAAATAAAGAGCATGCACATTTGGAGACATTGTTTGACTTCAGTGCTATGTGAAATATTGACATTCAACGCGAAATAATATATACTAGGCAAAGGAGGATTAACTATGTTATTAGATTCATTCAAGGACATCGTAAAACACACAAATTCGTTGGGTTTTATTGATATGGTAAAGATTGTAGGTACAGCAGCAGATGCGAAGATTGAAGCAATCGACGCAGACAAGACTGTTGTTATTTTTGGAAGCATGTATCAACCTATCGCAGGTATTGATACAACTGTAGGTCTGTCGCAGATTGCAGTGTTGAAGGGATTTATGGATTTTCCATTGTTCTCCGGCGATAAGGCAAAGACTGACATTGTTACCGAAGTTCGCGCTGGTGCAACGGTGCCAACAGAAATTAAGTTTGACAGCGGATTCGGACACGTAGCAAACTATCGCTTCATGAGCGAAACAATGGTAAATGAACAAATCAAGGTTCCACCATTCAAGGGTGCAACATGGAATCTAACTGTTTCCCCGGAGAAGAAGAAGATTGCAGAACTTGCATACTTCCAGGGCGTAATGGGTGGATTTGAAAAGCGTTTCGTTGTAAGCGTAAACAACGGTACATTAAACTTTAGTGTCGGTGATGGCCCAACAAACAGAAATACAGTTCCATTTGCAGAGAATGTTACAGGTACACTAAAGCATCAGTGGTCTTGGCCACTGGCACAGGTACTTGGCATTTTGAAGCTAAGTGAGACTGCTTCAACCACAGTTATGAATTTCTCCGACATGGGTGCGCTGAAGATTGATATCGATAGCGGCATCGGCAAGTATTCCTATATTCTTCCTGCCGGCAAAGTCTAAGATCTAAATATATGGACGATCTTGACAGGACGTTCGCTAGATTAAAGAAACTGGATTATAATACATTAGTGTCCAAGATACCTATCGGATGTGTAGTAAATCCTGTTACATTCGAAATGGAATATACAAGATGGGCAGAACCTATATGTATAGCACATGGGTGGACTCTTGACGAATTAAACAAAGAATTAAAAAAACAATATGAGCCAAAATAGAGTAGATTTTAGCAAAAACATCGACGAAGCAGGTTGGGCAAAGTACCTCCCTGCTATCAGCGGATTTTACACAACACACCTTGGTAAGGATCTCTCAGACGAGAATTTTATTCCTAAGGAACGTGTTCCAGAAAAATTCGAACTTGGTATACAAGGGTTAGACTTTCTGAAGAGACCCGAAGATGCATATTTTAGTTATAAGTATGGATTGTACTCTGCCGGTCATGCAGAACGAAAGTTAGATAAATGTGACGATCGTGAGCCAATGATCCACAGGCGTAGCAAGGATACAATCCTTGTTGGCGACTCGGGTGGTTTCCAGATTGCAACAGGTGTTATTAAAATGGATTGGTCCAAGGTAATGACACCCGATGGCGACAAATTGCGTGGAGAAATTCTACGTTATTTAGAGCATACATCGGATTGGTCAATGACACTTGATGTTCCGCCTTTTGCGGCAGTTGGTGAATTAGGAAAAAGGACCGGGCTTAAAGACTTTCAGGATACGCTCGATGTTACAGAATACAATCTTCATTATTTCATGAAGAATAGAATTCCCGGCGCAACCAAGTTCCTTAATGTAATGTCGGGTAGCTCACCGGGGACTTCTAAAGACTGGTATGAAACAGTAAAGCATTTTAGTATTCCATCTAGCGTAGAAGCAATGGGTTATACTTCTGACCGAACATTCGAAGGTTGGGCATTCGCCGGTGTAAACATGCGCGATATGAAGACTGTTTTAAAGAGACTTATTGACCTTCGTGAGGATGGTCTGCTTGAGGGTAAGGATTGGATTCACTTTCTGGGTATCGGTAGACTTGACTGGGCTTGTTATCTTACAGCCATTGAACGTCAACTTAAGAAATATAATCCTAACATTAGCATTAGCTATGACGCTGCATCACCATTTGTTGCAGCTGGTGGATATGCACTTTCTTATAATTACAATTATTTCAGCCATGATCAGCTAACCTATGCTATGGGCCGCGGTCTCGATAACAAGGGGCTAAAGGGATCTAAAATGGCTATGCCATTCCAGGGCCCAATTATGGAAAGATGCAGAGTTGGTGATTTGTGTGTTATGGGACCGGGCGATCTGAACAAACATGGCAAGGAAGGTAAAACGAGCTGGGACACAACAACCTATGCAATTGTTATGGCACACAACGTCTATAACCATCTCCAGGCAGTACAAGAAATCAATAGATTAGCCGACATCGAATATGCTATTAGGGACGTTGTCTACACAGACTGGGAAAAGAAGAAATCCAAGACACCGATTAGTGATTTTGTCCCTAACAGTATTATATTATTCAATGCCTTCGTAAAAGAATTATTCTCCAGAGATGCTGCTGGTGCATATGAATTACTTGAAAATTATGCAGGGCATCTGGATAGGATTAGTTTCAAGGAAAATAGAGAACCCGATCTCTTTAATTCATTATTTGATGTTGGATCGGCAGTTTCTAAGGATCCCGATGGGCAGGATATGGCAAGTGTCGAGAACGAAGATAAAATTCACATCGATGAATAAAGATCTGCAGAAAGCACTATCGGATATAGAAAATATGATTCGTATCCAGAAAGATTGTCTGGAGCGTGGTTATATGCACGGAATGCTAAACGGACTTATCTGTGCATACTCGGCCGTATCCGGGGAGACTCCGAAATTTGCCGATGTTCCGCGCAGGAAACCAAATAGAATAAACATTAGACATAAGTCTAGACAACTGAAATTAAGGAAAAGATGAGTAAGAAAATATGTATCTATCACGGTAATTGTGCAGATGGGTTCACAGCGGCATGGATAGTAAGAGAGGCACTTGGTGCGGATGTAGAATTCTTTGCAGGT